CCTGGCTTTCATGGCGAAATCTGCCGATGACGTAGCGAAACAGCTCGACAGTTTACATAATACTTGACTCCATGTAAAAATTACATGGTCGCTAGTTTACATAATGTGTAAAAGTATGAAAAAATTACACTATACACAAAAACAATAGAAATTTGAGAAACTCAAAAAATGGGCGGCAGAAAAAAGGGCACTAAAAACATTCGGACGATCAAAATCGCGCAACAAATCATCCGATCAGGCAAGCGAACTCCTCTCGAAGCACTCCTCGAAATCGCCGCCGAATTCGAGCGCGAAGCCGCGAAACCAGAAAACTCCGATCATCGCCTTCCGATCTTGAAGGAAGCCGCTATCGTATACAACATGGCCCTGCCGTACATTCACCCACGAGTTAACCCAACTGAGCTAAAACTCGATGACGATGAGTTAAAACATAAAAAGATCAGCATCGAACTGATCGATAGCAAATCAGTAATTGAATTAACGCCGGAGCAACATAATGAAGTTACAACTGCCGAAATACACAAAATCCCTGCTCCAATCAAAACGATATAAAGTTCTCTATGGTGGCCGAGGCTCATCCAAATCCTACACTATCGCAAACCTTCTTTTGATCTTAGGGGTTCAAAAGAAGATCCGAGTTCTCTGCGCTCGGGAATTTCAGAATTCGATCACCGAATCCGTTCACCTATTGCTTAAACAAGAAATCGAAAGGCACGGACTGGGATATCACTACGAAGTCACGAAATCCTCGATCACAGGATCAAATGGGACGGAGTTCATCTTTAAAGGAGTCAGGATGAACACCCAGTCGATCAAATCCATGACGGGGCTTACCCATCTGTGGATCGAAGAAGCGCAGACCATCTCCCAGGAATCCTGGGACATCTTGATCCCGACAATCCGCGAACCCAATTCCGAAATATTCGTATCCTTCAATCCAGACTCTCAAGATGATCCTGTTTATTCTATGTTCGTGAACCCTGACGGATCTCCCAAATCCCGGGACGATGCAGTCACGCTGAAAATTAACTGGCAGGATAATCCGTGGTTTCCCGATGTTCTAAAGACCGAAAAAGACCGCCTCTACTCCGTAAATCCAGACCTTGCCGACCACATCTGGGGCGGTAAGTGCCGAACTCATTCAGACGCGCAAATATTTAAAAATAAATGGACCGTCCAAGAATTCGAGCCTGAATCCCATTTCACAGGACCTTACTTCGGAGCCGATTGGGGATTCTCAAATGATCCGACCGTCATCCTCCGCGCTTATATCAACACATCCGAGAATGAACTCCTGATTCGGAATGCGATCTTTGGCTATGCCACCGAACTCGATCACTTGCCTGGGATGTTCTCTCAAATCGATGGGGCGAAAGATCACATCATACGGGCCGATTCTGCCCGTCCCGAAACCATCTCTCACATGGTTCGCCGGGGCTTCCGATGCGAATCCGCTCCAAAGTGGCAAGGCTCCGTTCAAGATGGAATCGAATACCTAAAGAATTTTAAAAGAATCGTAATCCATCCAGAAAACCGCGAGATGATCGAAGAGGCTAAAAATTACTCCTACAAAACCGATCGACTCTCAGGCGATGTCCTCCCCGATATCGTCGATGCTTACAACCATGGATTTGATGCCTTGCGTTACGCGCTCGCTCCGATGATTCAATCAGGGGGAGTATCTATTTTCGATGTTCTCTGATTTAATTCAGTGAAAGGGATTCACACATGGAAAAAAGACCTAGAGGCAGACCACGGAAAATCGAAAATACTCAAAAAGTAGAAAACGGCTATTCTGACGCGATCATGGGATTTAATCCAGGATCTCCAGGCACTCAGCTTTCTCAGCTCGATACCCTTTTCATCTCAAATCGATGGTACCTGCTCTCGAACATGAGGCAAGTTCTCTCCGAACTCTACATCGAACATGGCCTAGTTCAAGCTGTTGTCGGTGTACCCGTCGATGATGCACTCCGGGGCGGCGTCGAAATCAAATCAAAGCAACTCTCACCCGAGCAAATCGAACAACTTCAAGTCGTAATCGAGCGTGAAGACATTTTAAATAATGTCATCGGAATGGCCTCAAAATGGAATCGCCTATACGGTGGAGCCGGGATCGTCATCATCACTGATCAAGATCCATCCACAGAACTCGATGTCGAAGCAATCAAAAGTGATTCAAAGCTCGAATTCCGAGCGGTCGATCTCTGGGAGCTTTTTTGGGATCTTCAAAATATCGAGGGATTTAATCCACAGCTTCAAGAGCATCAGTTCACTCACTACAGCTATTACGGAATCAAGCTCCACAAATCTAGAGTCATGAAGCTCCGAGGGATTATCGCTCCCTCATTCATCCGGCCCAGGATGCGCGGATGGGGAGTCTCCATCGTTGAGCCTCTCGTCAGATCCATCAATCAATACCTGAAAGCGAATGATCTTTCTTTTGAAGTTCTCGACGAATTCAAGATCGATGTCTTTAAGCTAAAAGGACTCGCATCCACTCTTACATCTGCGAATGGAACGGCAAAAATTCAACAGCGAGTCGCGGCCACCAATCAGGCAAAGAACTATCAAAACGCGATCACCCTTGATGCCGATGATGATTATCAACAGAAGCAACTCTCATTCGCAGGTCTCGCCGATACCATGCGAGAGATCAGAATGCAGATTGCGGCTGATCTTAGAATGCCGCTTTCTAAAATCTTCGGGGAATCCGCTTCAGGATTCGGATCAGGACAAGATTCGATCGAGAACTATAACTCAATGGTGGAAGGCGAGATCCGAGCAAAGATCAAATTCGACATTCTCAGAATCCTCGAATTGATCTGCAAAAAGGAATTCGACTTCATCCCTGACGATCTCTCCATCACATTCAAACCGCTCCGCATCCTATCCGCAGAGCAGGAAGAGAACGTAAAGAATTCTCAATTCAATCGAATCCTACAAGCGAAACAATCAGGACTCATCTCCGATAAAGAATTCAAAGACGCAGTAAATCGAAACAATCTGCTCGGCGTGAATCTCGAAACGGAGACCGATTCCGATCTTCTAGCAATCGGTATTGAAGCGAAATCCCCAGACGATAATCAAGAAGAAATCGGACAGGCAAAACTTCCTGCCATGCAGATTGCAACTCGACAGGTCGAAAATGAAATCCAGAACCCGGGCGATATCGATGAATCAGTCTGGGAGCGAGCTAAAAAAGCCTGTGTTAAGCAATACGGAAAATTGAAGTACGGTGTAGTAATGGCGATTTATAAATCAATTAAGGGGATCAAATAATGGATTTATTTTGGCAACCAGGCGTCACGCTCGATGAAGTAGAAAAGCAAGTCATCCTAGCCGCTCTTAAATTTTATCAAGGCAATCGAACCCATGCCGCAGACTCCTTGGGCATCTCCGTTCGTACCATCCAGAACAAACTTTCTAAGTGGCAAGGCGAGAAACAAGAAAATGATGCTACTGAAACCCATCCTGCCTGACGAATTTGAGGCCGATAAAATCGAGGAGTATTTAAAGGAATTCCTGAAGACGGAATTTTATGCTCCCCTTATGGCCTTGCTCGGCAAGCAAAAGGAAAAGATCGAAAACGCTCCAAAAGATTTAATTAAAGCGATTCAATCTGGACAAGTCTATTATGACCGTGGGAAATTTAAAGGGAAGTTTAACGCCACACTCTCCCAGGAGTTCCGGCGTATTGGTGCTAAGTGGGATCGTTCATCGGGAGGATGGGCGATCCCACAGTCAAATCTTTCCTATGAAATCCGGTCTGCAATATCTATAGCCAAAAACAAATATTTAACTGTGGCAAAGACCATGCAAGATTTTCTGAAAGACTTCAAGCCCGAAGAAATTGCACAGCGCATCGATGTCACTAAGTTCTTCGATCAGACCACGATCAGGGTAAACAAACGCCTGGAGGATCGATCAAAGGGACTCGTGGTCGGTGCCGATCTCACTCCAGAGAGAAGGAAAGATATTCTTAGAGAATATACGCAAAATTTTCAACTTTCGATTAATGACTTCTTAAATAAGGAGATCGTCGATCTTAGGAAGAAAGTCGAAGCAAGCACTTTCGCAGGGGTAAGATATGACGTTCTTGCAAAAGATATCAAAAAATCCTACGGCGTAAGCGTAAACAAAGCGGCATTTCTTGCGCGTCAGGAGACTAGGCTACTCCAAACGACCTACGAACAGAGCCAATACAAGCAAGCCGGGATCAACGAGTACATCTGGCGATGCGTACACAATCCGAAAGACACTAGCCCGAAGCAACATACCCCTGGGAATGTGCGTTACTATCACGGCCTGAATGACGGAAAAACTTTCTCATGGGATGACCCACCCGTAGTCGATGCACAAGGTAGACGCGAGAACCCAGGCAGGGACTACAACTGTCGATGCGTCGCAATTCCTATTGTTAAATTCTAAAGTCAAGACTAAACTAATACCGTGAGGGAATCTTTTTTGGACATTCAAACGGGCTTTATGAATTACGGCTCGACCGAGAATGCTGAATATCAAGGACGCAAAGTCGAGCTTGATAAACCATTCCGTACTCCCGATGGCCCTAAGAAATTCGCCGTGTATGTGAAGAACAAAAAAGGGAATGTCGTAAAGGTCACATTCGGTGATCCAGACATGGAAATCAAACGCGACGACCCAGAGCGTAAAAAGTCATTCCGTGCCCGTCATCATTGTGACGCTCAACACGACAAAACAACTGCTGGATATTGGTCCTGTCGTATGTGGGGCAAAGAAAAAGTCGGAGAAGTAGGAAAGTGAAAATCGAAAACGCAAAAACATTGCCTAAAAGATACTTCGGCCTTCACATGGTCGAAGGCGTGGCCGAGTACAAAGAGCCACAAATCAACAATGGCCAACCTTACCGCATTTTTGTCGGAGAAAATTGTATCAAAAACATGGACGGAACCTTTGAAGGTCGTCCCGTCTATGTGCGTCATGTCGATGATGTGAATCTCGACAAGCTCCAAGAAGAAGCCGCAGGATATGTGGTCAAATCTTTCTACAATCCTACCGATGGCAAGCACTGGGCCGAGTTCATCGTCGTATCCGATGAAGGACATCGCGCGATCGAACAAGGATGGAAACTTTCGAACGCATACATCCCGAAAAAATTTTCCGGAGGTGGCCTTTGGCACGGAGTCGAATACCTAAAAGAAGTCGATGAAGCCGAGTACGAACATCTTGCACTCGTGCCCAATCCCCGTTACGAAGAATCAATTATTTTGACACCGGAACAATTTAAAGAATACAATCAACAAAAAGAGATTGATCTCAAGAAACTGAGCAACTCTAAAACTAAGGAGAAAAAATCCATGTTCAGCTTTTTTAAAAAAACTACTGTCGAAAATAGCGCAGAATTCGACACCATGTCAGTCGTTCTTCCCAAGAGCGGCGTAGAAAAAACCATCAAGCAAATCATCAATGACGATGACGCTCACGAGATGCACA